CGCGCCGCTGAGGCTGCGTTGTTCATCAAGGGGAGCGGCAATGTCGACACCCCAGAGGGGGAGCGGGCCACTGTTGAGGCCGCGACCGGCAAGCCCTCGATCCTCAGCACGACCAACGTCGCCGCTGGTGTAGCCGCTGCCGCAACGATCAGCGCCTCTGCCAAGGAGATCGCCAACAATGCCGCCGCAGTGTTCTCCGGGCAGAACATGATCGGCGTTCTCGCCGTCGTCGTGCTGGGTGCCTTGGGCTGGATCGTTTACCAGCGGTATGTCCACAAGCGTGACTGGGGTATCTAATGCTCTCGCTGCTCACCAAGTTGCTGGCCGGGCCGCTGGTCGACAAGATCGTCGGCATCTTCGGTGCCATGCAGGATCGTAAGGTCTCAGAGGCGGAAATCCGCGCTGAGGTCGAGAAGCAGGTGCTCGGCACGATTGCGGAGGTGACGCGGACGCAGGGCGACGTGATCATGGCGGAGATGCGGGGCGAGAGCGCGCTCCAGCGGCTCTGGCGCCCGGTTACGGCTCTGCTGTTCGTGTTCATCGTCTTCTGGTTTGGCTTTCTCCAGCCGCTCTTCGTGGGCTGGTTTGGCCTGCCTCCCCTGCGCGTAGGAGACACGCTGCTTCTCCAAATCATAGACTTGGTAAAATTGTGCTTGGGCGGCTATATTGGGGGCAGAACACTCGAAAAGATCGTCTCCACCGTAAAGGGGTAAGGCCATGACCACCGGCTTGAGCTATGACGGCACCGTCGCTGGAACGACCAGCTACGTGGCCCAGATCGCCAACATGGCCGTCGTGGACCCTGCCAACCCTGAATTTCTGGTCATACTCCCGCAGGCGATCACGTACGCCGAGAACCGCATCTATCGTGACCTTGATTTTCTCGTCACCAGCGTGGCGCAGACGTTCACTCTGACGGCGGGAAGCAGGAGGCTTCAGCTTGTCGGGTATCCGTTTGTGGTGAGCGAGCAGATCAACATCATCACGCCGGTCGGGCAGACGGATCCGGACGGCGTGGCGGCCACACGGAGCCCATGCCTGCCCGTCACGAAGGAGTTCCTCGACGCTGTTTACGGCTCGTCTGCCGTGGCGAACCGAGGCGTGCCGCAGTATTTCGCGCCGTTCAACGACAATCTCTTCTATCTGGGGCCTGCTCCTGACGCGGCCTACACCGTCGAGGTTGTGGGGACAGAGCGCCCCGCGAGCATGTCGGCCACGAACCTCAGCACGTTCATCAGCCTGTACCTGCCCGATCTGCTGATCATGGCGTCCATGATCTATGTCGCGGCCTACCAGCGCAATTTCTCGTCGGCTGGCGGCAATGATCCGCAGATGCCCGTCACCTACGAAACGCAGTACCAGACGCTGCTCAAGGGGGCGACGGTGGAGGAAGCCCGCAAGAAGTACGAATCTGCCGGGTGGACCTCTCAGTCCCCGGCTGTCGTCGCCTCTCCGACCCGAGGCTAAATCATGGGCCACGCAACGATGCGGCTCGTGCCGGGCGTCGATCAAAACCGGACGCCAACGCTGAACGAGGCTGCGATCTCGTCGTGCAATCTGATCCGGTTCCAGCCTGATCGGCAGGGCATGGCGTTGCCGCAGAAGCTTGGCGGATGGACCAAGTTTTACAACGGCGTCGTCCCGGGCGTCCCCAGAAACTTGTGGGCGTGGCAGGACGCTTATGCGGATCCGTATCTGGCAATTGGCTCGACAACCGGCCTGTATGCGGTCGACAGCGGCGGCGCCCTTCTGGGCATCAGCGGGCAGTACTACACGGTCAACAAGCCCGTTTCGGTGTCGACCACGGCAGGGTCGGCGACCGTCTCCATCGTGGATGATGAGGCCAACATCCTGAGCGGTGACACGGTTTTCATCAAGACGCAGATTGCCGTGGGCGGCCTTGTCCTGTTTGGCAATTACCAATGCACGTACGTCGACGATGACAAGTATGAGATCGATGTTGTCGACGCTGCGGGCTATCCCGTTTTTGCTACATCGACCGTATCCAACGGCGGCGCCGTCCCGCAATTCGCCACGGCGATCAATAGCAATATCGTCACCGTCACACTGGCCAGCCACGGCTATCAGGTGAACCAGTTCTTCCCGATCTTGGTCCCCACGACTTTTAACGGCGTCACTCTTTCGGGCAACTACGTCATCCAGTCAGTGACGGGCGCCAACACCTTCACCATCAACGCGTCTAACAGCGCCACCGCAACAGGCTCCGCCTCCCTAAACAGCGGACTCGCTCAGTACGAGTATTACCTCGGGAACACCGTTGCCCCGTCGGCTTCCGGGTTTGGCACGGGCGAGTTTGGCATTGGCACCTTCGGCATCGGCACCATCCCATCGAATGGCCGCGAGTACGCCATCGGCAACGTGCAGCCCTCCACGCCGTCTGCCGGGTTCGTGACTTACACCATCGGCACGGCAGGTAATCGTGCGCTGATTGAGGTGCCCGCCGGATCCGAGTTCACGGTTTCAGGCGTGATCCCCTCAAATTACAACAGCATCAACCCGTTCAGCGTCGTTTCGTCGACGCGGGGCAGCCTCTCGGGGAACACCAGCACACTCGTAATCGCATCAACCGAAACGGGCGCGTATAGCTCGAGCGGCGCGGTCACATTCACCAGCTACGCCACCGGCAGCGCCACGGACTGGTCTTTGGGCAACTGGGGCGAGACGCTGATCTCCTGCCCCCGCAACAACGGCATCTATCAGTGGGATCCGCAGCTAGGCTCCGCAAGCTCCGCCCTGATCCCCACGGCGCCTATTGTCAATCAAGGCATGTTCATCGCCATGCCGCAGCGCCAGATCGTCGCCTACGGGTCGACCTATAATGGCATCCAGCAGCCGCTGCTGGTGCGCTGGTGCGACATCGGCAACTTCAATGTCTGGTCCCCTCAAGTCACAAATCAGGCGGGCTCCTATATCATCCCCAAGGGGTCACGCATTGTCGGCGGCATCCAAGGTCCGCAGCAGGGCCTGATCTGGACCGACCTCGGCGTCTGGGCCATGCAGTACGTCAGCCAGCCCTACATCTACCAGTTCAACGAGATCGGCGCTGGGTGCGGGATGGTCGCGGAGAAGGCCGCAGGCGCCATCAACGGCGACGTTTACTGGATGGGCCTGAAGCAGTTCTTCAAGCTCGCTGGCAGCGGCGTCGAGCCGGTGAATTGCCCGGTCTGGGATGTGGTGTTCCAGAACCTGAATATGGACTACGCAGACAACATCCGCGTGGCGGTGAATTCCAGTTTCCACGAGATTGCGTGGTACTACCCGTCGAACGATAGCGTGAACGGCGAGAACGACAGCTACGTGAAGCTGAACGTGCTCATCAACCAGTGGGACTACGGCACGCTGGATCGGTCCGCTTGGCTTGACCAGAGTGTTCTCGGTCAGCCGATTGGCGCCTCGCCCACGGGGTACATTTACCAGCACGAAGTGTCGCTCAACGCCGACGACCAGCCGATGGCATCGAGTTTCCGCACGGGCTTCTTCCAGATGTCCGAAGCCGAGCTAAAAATGTTCGTGGATCAGGTCTGGCCCGACATGAAGTGGGGCTATTACAACGGGGCCCAAAACGCCAACGTGGGCATCACCTTCCATGTGGCGGATTACCCCGACGGGCAGGTCTCGAGCTACGGCCCGTACACCCTGACGGAGGCTACGACCTACATCACGCCGCGCTTCCGTGGGCGCCTCGTGTCCATCGAGATCTCGAGCAATGACCTGAATACCTTCTGGCGCCTCGGTGGGATAAGGTACCGCCTGCAACCCGATGGGAAGTTCTGATGCCCGCCAGTCTCGACGATATCCTCACAACCCAGAAAAACGGCGTGGTGGCGATCAACACGCTGGGCAACTACGTCAACGCACGGAACCGACGCCAAGCCACTCGATGTCGATGAAGAATATCTGCGTCTTGGTCAGATCGAGCGTTACGCCGCTGGGGCCGGTGCCGTCGAATTTATCAACGTTCCATGCGCTCTTCAGCGCCTGCTGGTTTCCAGAACCGCTGGCGCTTCTGATGTTGAGTGAAACGCCGGTCGGCAGAGACGTGCCGGTCTGCTCCAGATAGATGCCGTTGGCGGTGTTGAATAGCCCGACGCGCTGCGTCAGCCCCGTCTGCTGCGCCGCCAGAGTGAAGGTCTGAAGCGTTAGCAGGCTCTTCCCGGGCTGGTACGGAAACGACCGGAACGACTGGGCTACGGCGCTGCCTGCAGAACTGGTGCCGGGATAGAGGTTTACCGACGATTTGTCGGTCTGCCATGTCGTCGTCGCGCCCGTCCCAGACGTCGAATAGCTATACGCCGGGTCAGCGGCATAGCGCGACTGGCTGTCGAACAGTGTGTACGGCTGAGACACCCGGAGGCGCCCGAAAGCGTCAACGGTCGTGCCGCCAAACGCGACATAACTGGGGTTCGTGCTGGAGGATCCATACGGCGGATAAACGGTGATGGTCATCAGCCCTGCCCTCCGTTGAACATGACGGTCACAGTCGTTGCCGAAGCCGAGGCTTGGATCGTTCCACCAGCGCTCAACACCTGATTGCCCGTCCACTGAACGGTCGTGTTGCCCGGAATTGGGGCGCTAAAGAACAGCGCA